CCATTGTACACAGCAAATTCCCAAAACGCCGATCTGGAGGCGGCAGAATATGGCAAGACCTTCGAAATCGGCCAAGGTAATTCAGTTGGAGGGCAATGCTCACAGGACAAAAGCGGAGCTTGCGGTCAGAGCAGCTGCTGAGGAAGGCACGCTTTCCGGAAACGGCATGAGAGAGCGCAGTGATGTGCGGCTGAACCTTGTCGCTCATAAGGAATTCAGACGGCTGCGTAAATTATTCCAGGCAATTGATAAGGACGACGAGCTCTACTCCCAGGCGATCAATGACTACTGCCTCATTCATGCGGAGTGCGTGGCGATCCAGAGCAAGATCGACCGCATTGAGGAAGACCTGGAATATCTGGAAGCCCGCAGGGACGAGATGGAAGCGGACGATTACTTCAGGCTTCGGAGCGAATTGTATGACAAGGAGCTGAAATTCTCCGCGCAGCTCGACAGGAAGCGTGATCGGAAGAGGGCCATCGAGGATAAGAACCTCATGAATATCCAGAGCGCGCTGCGAAGCATACCGAAGACTCCGGAGACGAAGACCAGCGCACTGAGGGAGGCACTGCTTGGAACCGGTTAAAGAGAGCCGAGCGTACAAATACGCGTGCTGGTGTATCGAAGAACCGGATAAAGTGCCGGAATACGTCAAGAAGCAGGCAAAGAGCTGGAAGAGCATCGTTGACGGGGACGATGCGGATGCGGAAGTTGACCAGGATAAGTTTGATACTATCTGCAGGCTGCTCCGGCTGATGAATCATCCGGACCTGCACAAGCCGGTCTATGAGAGCCTGGAAGATTACCAGTGGTTATTGATAACTGCGGTCCTCTGTACGAAGCTTCGGAATAGTCCTGACTTCATCAGATTTTACACCACGGCGCTTCTTGAAATATCTCGCAAGAATTTCAAGACGTTCACCTCGGGAATCATATTCATACTGCTGATGCTGACGGAACCGGATTTCTCCCGGTTCTTTTCAGTTGCACCGGATCTTTCCCTCTCCAGCGAACTGAAGCTGGCGATCCGGAAGATCATCAAGACCTCACCGGTCCTGATCGATGAATTGGATCCTGCATTCAAGATCATGCGGTCACAGATCAAGTGTCTGCTGAACGAAAACGAGTACACGCCGCTTGCGTATTCCGAGGATACGATGGACGGAAAGCTCGCGAACGCATTCCTTGCTGACGAAGCCGGTGCTTTGGACGCTTATCCGGTTGAAGCGATGCGTTCTTCGCAGATCACGCTGATAAATAAGCTCGGGATCATCATAAGTACGCAGTATCCGAACGATAACAACGTCATGATCGACGAGATCGACATCGCGAAGAAGATCCTCGACGGCCTTCTTGATGACCGGAGGACTTTTTCCCTGCTATATGAGCCCGATCAGGAGCTCCGACAGGGCGATGCGTGGATGAAAGATGACCGGATCATCTACCAGAGCAATCCAGTTGCCGTCTCACATGACTACATCTTCGAGGAATTGAAGAAAAAGCGTGCTCTTGCAGTACTTTACGAGAACAAACGCGAGAATTTCCTCTGCAAGCACTGCAATATCCTCTACAAAGGCCTCGGGACGGAAGGATATGTCGATATCCAGCAGGTGAAGCTGTGCCGGCGCGACGATGATCCCTCCTGGTGGAAGGGCCGCAGGGTGTGGCTCGGGCTAGACCTCTCACAGACGGATGATAATACATCGGTTTCCATCGTTACGGATGACAACGGCGTGATCTATTGCCGCGTCATGTGCTTCGTCCCTGCCGGAAGGGTCGACCTCAAGACAGCAAAGGAGAAGGTCGACTACAACCGGATGATCCGCGAGGGCATCTGCACGCCGTGTGGTGAGGATGTCATCGATTACTCGGTGGTCGAGAAGTTTATCATCGACCTGCCGAAGACGCTGGGCGTCGAGATCATGCAGGTGGGCTACGACCGGTACAATGCGATCAGCACGGTGCAGAAGCTTGAGGCGGAAGCGATCACGTGCGTGGAGATCCGGCAGCATTCGAGCGTGCTGCACTCTCCCACGAAGTACCTGAAAGAGCAGATTTTGAATAAACAGTTCGTGTATGACGACAACCGGCTGCTGGAGATCAACTTCCAGAATGCCAGGTGTACTTATGACACCAATATGAACTCTTACGTGAACAAGCGCAAAAGTTCTGGAAAAATTGATTGTGTGGTTGCAACAATTGATGCTGTCTATTTATTGCAGCAGGACCATTTGTACAATGACGGATTCGTCGCAATGGTGATCTAAGGACGGAAAAGATGTGGCCTTTTAATAAACGCACTACGACAACTCAAATCGAGGACGGCGGGATCAAACTGAGTGACGCGCTTTTGCAGGTGCTGCTTGATCCGGACTATATGACTCTGGAAAAAGCGATGCAGATACCGGCATTCAGCGGATGCGTGAACCGCATCTGTGAGACGGTCTCCATCGTGCCGATGATGCTCTATAAGCGCGTCGGGGAGTCCACAGAGAAGATGGAAGATGATCCTCGCGTGCTGCTTCTGAACCACGACACGAAGGACACGCTGACCGGTTCCGACTTCAAGCGGATCATGACGTTCGACTACCTGACGAGCAAGGGCGGTTATGCGTATGTGAATCATCGCGGAAGCAAGTGGCTGTCCATTCATTATGTCGACAGCTCCAAAGTGTCATTCTCCGAGAATGTGGATCCAATCTTCAAGGACTACAAGATCGCCGTAAACGGACGGACCTACGAGGGCTACCGCTTTATCAAGTTCCTGCGGCGGTCCCGGAACGGCTATAAGGGCGTCAGCATCGTCGACGAGAACAAGGTGCTTCTCGGTGTGGAGTACAACTCCCTGTTGTTTGAGAACAACCTCGTCAAGCGCGGTGGGAATAAGCGCGGGTATTTGCAGTCAGACCACAAGCTGACACAGCCCGCGGTCGACACGCTGAAGGCCGCATTCAACAAGATGTATGCCGGCGATGACGGCGTACCGGTGCTGAATGACGGCGTAAAGTTCCAGGAAGCATCACAGAGTTCCGTCGAGATGCAGCTGAACGAGAACAAGAAGCAGAACGGTACAGAAACGTGCAAGATCTTTTGCATCCCGCCTGCGGTCCTTGCTGGCGGAGCGACAGACAAGGACTGGACGGCATTCATCCAGTACTGCATCTATCCGATCCTGGCGGCGTTTGCGGAGTCTTTGAACCGGGACTTCCTTCTGGAGAAAGAAAAGAGCACCTATTTTTGGGCTCCTGACCTGACAGAACTCACGAAGGGCGACATCCGGAACCGCTTTGAGGCATACGCGACAGCGTATAAGAACGGATTCATGCAGCTCGACGAGATCCGTGCCAAGGAAAACTTACCTGCGACCAACTTCCCGTATTTGAAGCTCGGTTTGCAGGATGTTTTATATGATCCCGAAACACAGGGTGTTTACACTCCAAACACCAATAAGTGGGGGTCGATGAATCAGAACATTAACGAGATTCAGGTCGAGGAGACCGGTCCTTCTGCGGAAGAGACGCCTCCACAAGGGGCGGAGCAGAAACAGAATGGCAATGGGCCGAGCGCTGATACCTCCGAAGATGTTCAGAGAGGAGGTACAGATGAGGATAACGCTTAGATCGGATTCGGTAGAGATCGAAGGTTATGTGAACGCGGTCGGACGAGACTCCCGAAGGCTGACAGATGAGTTCGGGTATCCGTTCAACGAGCAGATCCAGCCGGGCACTTTCGCAAACGCGATAAGGGCGAAGCAGGAATCTGACACGGAGATCCAGCTCAAGCTCGACCATGAGAGAGTCATCGGCGGAACCGACACGAACCTCGAGCTCGAAGAGGACAGCATTGGCCTGTATGCCCGTGCGACTGTTACAGATCCGGAAGCTATAGCGAAGGCCAGACAGCGGAAGCTGGTCGGCTGGTCGTTCGGATTTGTCAGACTGGACTACCGCGAAGAGTACTCCAGCGACTGCCGCAGGGTGATCGTCACGGACATGGACCTGCGCGAAGTCACCATCGTGGACGATAACGCGATCCCGGCATATGCAGGAACATCTATCCACACCAGAACCGACGGCACATCTGAACAGGTGCTGACTCGGACGATGGACAACGACGTGATCTACACCGTGATGGACGAACCTGAGCTTCAGGAAGAAACCAGAACGGAAGAGCCCGCGCCGGAGCCTGTCGATTATAGCAAGTACGAAGAAACTATCAGAAGTTTGAGAAATTAGTTCGGAGGAAAGACATGGAACTGAAAGAACTCAACGAGAGACGGACAGAACTGGTCGACCAGATGGAAGAACTGGTCACGACAGCAAAGACCGAGGTCCGCGCCCTCACGGAAGAAGAAGACGGCAAGTTCGTCGAGATGAAGTCGGAAGTCGAGCGTATCGACAGCACGATCGCAGCAATTGAAGCAACCAGAAGCCTCAAGAAGGTTGAGGAGAAAGTGGAGGAAGAAGAAATGCCCGAAGAGAGAACACTGCCCCAGGAGGAGCTCGACATCAGAACCTTTGCGAACATCATCCGCAACAGAACTGATGATGCGAATATCACGAAAGCCGACAACGGCGCGATCATTCCGAAGACCGTTGTCAACAAGATCATCGACAGAGTGAAGGACATCAGCCCGCTGTACAGAATGTCCGAGCACTTCGACATTCGCGGCAAGGTCGCGGTCCCTTATGTCAAGGCGGACAGCGACAACATCACTGTTGCGTACGCGACCGAGTTCGAGGATCTGGCAGCGAAAGACACAAAGCTGCTTGCTGTCGAGCTTGATGGCTATCTCGCCGGCGTCCTGTGCAAGGTATCCCGTTCTCTTATCAACGCGAACGACTTCGACCTGGTCAGCTTCGTCATCGAGAAGATGGCTGCTGCTATCGCAGTCTTCATGGATAAAGAGATCCTCGTCGGCACGGCCGGCTCCATTACCGGTCTGAGCACTGCGACTCAGAAGGTCACTGCTGCGGCTGCTGCTGCGATCACTATTAACGAGCTTATCGAACTCCAGGGAACGCTGAAGAGCGCGTATCAGAATGGCGCGATCTGGGTCATGGCTCCCGCGACTTTCATCGCTGTAAAGAAGGTCCTCGCCGGCACCGGCAACTTCGTGCTGAACGACGCGATCGAGAACGGCTTCTCCGGCACTCTGCTCGGCAAGCCGGTCTATGTTTCCGATCAGGCTGAAGCCCTTGCTACGAAGAAGAAATCCGTCTGGTACATCAATCCGGCCGCTGCCCTTGCAACGAAGACCGTCGAGGATTCCGTCCAGGTGCTCAACGAGCGTTTCGCGACTCAGCACGCTGTCGGCATCGTCGCATGGATCGAGGCGGACGCTAAGGTCCAGAACCAGCAGGCAGTCGCTTACCTTGAGCAGGCATAATTGAAGACCATTAAGGCACTCGTCGCATTCGCCGGGCCTGAATACGCAGCTTCGTCCGGGCAGGAGCTTACCTGCTCGGATGAGTTCGCTGCGGACATGATCAGAGCCGGATATGCGGAAGAAATTGCTGCGGCCAAGCCGGAGCCGGAAGCAGAGCCTAAGAAAACGGCGAAGAGGAAGAAGTAAATGACTACAAGCGCGCTGACACATGAAGATCTTGCGAATTACCTGCGGATGGAGACCGACGACCTTACGGAAACGGAGGTCGCGTCCCTGGATGCGTTTCTGACGGCAGCGCGGGAGTATGCGGCAAACTATACCGGGCTGACAGCAGAACAATTAGACGAGCACAGCGACATCGCTGTCGCAGTCCTTTGTGTCGCCGGAGACCTCTACACGAACAGGGACATGTACATGATCCTGAAGGGAACAGGCAACAGCTACATGAACAGAACGGCAGAGACCATCCTGAACATGTACGCGGTGAACCTTGTCCCGGTGGAAGCGGAGGAAGGCTGACATGGGGACTTATTCGCTGGACGCCGGAAGGCTGAACAAGCGGATCGCGATCTGGGGATATGAGCAGATTGAGAACCCGCTTGGAGGCTCGAAGGTCACACTGAAGAAAAAAGCTGAAGTCTGGGCTGAGATCCATCCGGTGCGCGGTACGGAGTTCCTCGAGTACTACCGGGACTCCAACGCGCTTCAGTATAAAATCACGATTCGTTACCGCTCCGGTATTACGGAGAAGGACGTGCTTGTGCGCGGGAGCCATCAGTTCGAGATCAACTCGATCATCGACATCGACTTCCAGCACATCGCGCTCGAGATCTACTGCACGGAGATGAAGGATAAGGTTATCCCGGAGGAAGAGTAATGGCTGGTGCTACGGCTTCGTTTGACATACACGGACTGGATGAGCTCCGGGACGATGCCGCTGCCCTTTTCCGGGAGTATCCGTCGGAGACCACAGCGGAACTTGAGAAGATCACGAACGACTTCAAGCGGGATGTGAACAAAAAGTTTCCGCATGATGGCAAATCCGGCGGGAAGAAGTCCGTATCAAAAAGCTGGAAGAAGGACCGGCTCCAGGATATGCACGGAATGGATGTCGGTGCGGAGCTGACCAACATGGCTCCTCACTTCCACTTGGTGGAGAACGGACATAACCTTCTGGTCTCTCCGGAGCGGTATGCGCTCATGCGCACGGGCAAGGCCATCAACGGAGCTAAGCACAAAGGCAAGAGCAACAAGAACAGCAAGCGCCTTATCCCAATGGGATTCGTGCAGGGCAAGCACTACTGCGAGAAGACCAGGAACGAATGGAACAATGGCGAATTTGCCATGAGAATTGAGAAGCACGTCAACAAACTACTGAAGAAGCATGACCTATGAAGCTGACAGATATTAAAAAGGCTTGCAACAGCATACTGCTGAATG